GGATATCTTATAAATTTTGGTAATGATGAAATAGGTGAGCCACGAGAAGATGTATTTAATATTGATTTTGGAAAAGTAGAACAAAGTGCCGAACAACAGACAGATTTTGATCAAGTAATAATGTTCTCAGATAGAATAACATTTGATGCACAAAAGAATGATTTAACTTTATCGGCATTTCGTAATATCAACTTTGGTGCTGGTAGAAATATCACAGTAACAAATAAAGGATTCTCAGTTATTGAATCTCAGAATATTTATATAGGAAAGGAAGCAAAGAATAAAACTCAACCAATGGTATTGGGTGATGAGTTAAGAGTATTATTATTAGACATTATGAATATATTACAAGAGTCAAGAGCATTAGTACAAGGTGTACCTATTCCACTTGTTAAACAAGATACAACACCAATGGCTGATAGGATACAATTGGTGATTAATCAATTACAACCAAGAGAAGATGTAACAAAATCAGGACCAACAAAATTTTTAAGTCAATATCATTACATAGAACAAAACAACAGGAGTTAAGATGAAGTTATCTTTATTTAAAAAGTTAATAAGAGAAGTTATAAGGGAAGAATTAGAATATTCTTTGGCTGGACTTAGGAAAGAGTTAAAAGAAGTAGTAGTTACTGGTAATAATGATAATACAGGTAATGCTAGAGCTGTCAGGACAGAAGATACAAGTTTTAAAAACATGATGAGTGAATCGCCTAGTTCCAATCCCAACAGTTCCATAACCAATAGCAACATTACCGTACCTCAAACTAATAACAAAGTTTTGAATTCATTATTAACAGAAACAGCACAAACTGAGGATTGGAAAAAAATAAATGAAGAACCACAAGTTCAATCTGTAACAGAAAATACTCAAGGATTACCTGAACATCTGGCAAATGCTCTTAACAAAGATTATTCACAAGTAATGAAAAAAGTAGACGAAAAGGCGAAGTTTAAAAATGGGGCTTAGAACAGATATATATGATGCATTAGTGACGAATCTTGGTAAGGAACATATAGACAACTCACCAGAAGGTCAAAAAAAAGTTAAGGATTTGTCTGATGCCTTGCGAGATGCGATAGTTAAATGGGTTCAAGCACAAACATTTACTGTTACTGAATTAGAGATGTCACAGACTCTTACTAATGTACAAGGTATACCAAATGCTGGTGGACCTGTTACAATACCATTGATACCCATTACTACTGCAATTAGTGATACTGGACAAAAAACAGCTAATTTAAAAGCTGGTGGTAAAATAGAGTCGATGAAAAGTAAAGTACAATTAAAAAATGTAACGAGATCATAATATGCCAATACTTGATAGAAGAACAAATCAATTTGTAGAAGATAAAGATACTCGTGTAAGTGTTGGGATTGACTTTCCATTTGCACTTGTACCAAATCAAGATGGGTATTTTAAAACAACTAAGTCAACGATTGATGCTATTAAAAATAATATAAAATTATTATTACAAACCGAACAAGGTGAAAGAGTTTTTCAACCGAATTTAGGTATGGGATTGAAACGATTTGTATTTGAACAAATTACAGAGGATACTACAATAGAGATTGAAAATAATATTGTTGATGTGTTTGAGTCTTGGTTGCCATTTGTGGACTTGAGAGATATACAAATAAACATTGATTCGGAAAATCAAGCAAATAATAAAATAAGTATTAATATAACATTCAGTATTAGTAAAGCACCAGACTCATTAGAATCAGTCGGAATTGTTTTGGAGTAAAGATATGTCATACACACCAACAAATATTAATTATACAAGTAAAGATTTTTCTACAATAAAGGCTGACTTGATTGAATACACGAAGTCTTATTTTCCAAACACATATAAAGATTTTAATGAAACATCACCTGGTATGATGTTGATTGAATTAGCCAGTTATGTTGGTGATGTGTTGTCTTATTATGTTGATTATAATTTTAAAGAAAATGTATTAGCAACTGCAACCGAAAAAAGAAATGTAGTTAGATTAGCTGAATTTCTTGGATATAAAACACCAAACAAAACACCATCGGTTGTTAAATTAAAAGTAACTGTAGATATAGATGCGGATTCTAGTAATAATTATAAACCAAAGTACAGTCATGTTAATGTGGTTCGAATTCCACCTGGATTACAAATTAAATCCAATGTAGATAGTGAATTAATATTTGAAACAACTGGAGATATTGATTTTACTATTTCTGGATCACCAGATATACCATCAGTTAGTGAACCAGAACTTGGTGCTGATGGGTTGGCTACTGGTTATACTTTAACCAGATATGTCAGAGCTATATCTGCGGAAACTAAAACTAAATCATTTTCAATTACAAGTCCGACTAAATTTTTAGAATTGGATTTGGGTGAAGATAATGTAGTTGAAATTTTAAATGTAACAGATAGTTCAGGTCAAAAGTGGTATGAAGTAGATTACTTAGCACAAGAAAGAATTTTAAAAGAAACACATTATAAGGATGCCGACTCAACTCGTGGTACTGGTTATGACCAAGGTGAAGGTATTGGAGATAATTCGTTAATATCAATTCCCTATACTGTAGATTATATAAAAACAAATAAAAAATTTGTAAAGAAATTCGATGTTGATACTGATTCAACTAAACTTATGTTCGGAAATGGATTATATAAATTCAATGTGACGGGTTCTTCTAATACTAGTATTTTTTCAACAATAGAACAAGCCGGAATAACATTGAATGGACAAGATGTTACTTCTGTAAATCAAGGTGTTAGTGATACAATCTTATCTAATAATTTAAATTTAGGAGAAACACCAACCAATACAATCTTAACTGTAACATATAGAGTTGGTGGTGGTCCTGATTCAAATGCTCAAGTTGGTGAGATAACTGAAGTACAAAATTCCCCTACTGGTGTTACTGTATCAGTAACGAATGAAGAATCAGCTACAGGTGGAACTGATGGGCAAACTGTAGATGAGATACGAAATAATGCGAATGCGTTTTTTGCTTCACAATTAAGATGTGTTACTCGTGAAGATTATCAAGCCAGAGTATTAAATTTACCAGCAAAGTTTGGTAATATAGCAAAAGCTTATGTAGAGAGAATTGATGAACAAGGTGGATTGCAAGTAAATACATTGTCGTATAATCAAAACAAACAATTAGTACAGACACCACAATTAGTATTGACAAATATAATGACTTATTTAAATCAATTCAGAATGATAAATGACCATTTAACTTTCGGTTATACTTTAAATGATACTATATTTTCTGGTTACCTTGTTAATTTTGGAGTAAGATTCGTAGTTAATGCAGATAGGAGATTTAATGCGAGTGAAGTCAAAGTTGAGGTTATTGATGTCATAAAAGATTTTTTCAGAGTTGACAAAATGCAATTCAGACAATCAATAAACATGAATGATTTACAATACAATATATTAGGATTAGAGGGTGTAATTGGTATAAGTAAATTAGATCTTTTCCAGAGAGAAACTTCTGAAGGGATAGATAGGGTTATGGCTAACTATCAGGCAAATGGTGAAGGAATTACCGATGGTGAAAGTGATTATGGTTTTGAATATAATTTTAGTAATGCCGAAGAAAATGGAATCATAAGACCATCTGTAACACCATCTGTATTTGAATTAAAAAATCCCAATAGGGACATTTATGGGAAGGTGATATAATGCATAGATTTTTCTTCACAACAAAAGATGCTTTCATCACTAGTGGTTCGAATAAACTTACTGGTGAGGATTTCACAGATAAAAATACAGGACAAGATGAGATACTTGAATTAAAGAAAGTATTTTGGAATAGAGATTTTCATTATCCAACAAGAGTACTACTTCAATTTGATGCCGATGATATAGAGAGTTTTATAAGTTCATCTAACATACATACTAAATTTCCTTCATATAAACTTAATCTAAGACTTTGGGAAACTGAAGGAACAAGTGGTTTATCAGAAACTTATAAGATTGCTGCATATCCAATAAGTGAATCTTGGGATGAAGGTATAGGTAAACAATTAGATGAACCCAAGACAACTGAAGGATGTAGTTGGAAATACAGAAAGAATACAGAAGGTGCTACTCAAAAAACTTGGGCAAGTGCTGGTGGGAGTTACATAGCAGCTGATGAAGTTACACAATCCTTTTCATCAGAATCTCCTGATATTAATATGGATATAACATCTATCGCGAAGAAATGGTTTACTGGTCAAAATAATAACTATGGATTATTACTAAGATTCTCTGGTAGTAGAGAAACATCAACTGGTAGTTTTGAAGAGTTGAATTTCTTTTCAAGACAAACCAATACAATTTATAGTCCTAAGATAGAATTAAAATGGAAAGACCACACGCCAGCAACAGGAAGTAACACAGGTAGTTTAACAGAATTAGACTTATCTGGTAATTCGGAGAATTATCTCTATCCACTACACTTTAGAGAAGCTTATAAAGAAACAGAACAAGTCAAGTTTAGATTTGGTGCTCGTAAACGATATATTAATAAGAGTTTCACAACATCAATCCAGACTGTAAGTGGAAGTTATTTACCACATGGTTCGGCATCTTATTCAATCATTGATTTAGCAACTAATGAATCAGTTGTTCCATTTAGTGCTTATACGACAATGAGTTGTGACACGATATCACCATATTTTATGCAAGACTTGAATGGTTTTGAACCAAATCGTGCTTATAAAATATTAATAAAAGTCAAACATAATGACGACCAAAAAATAATATATGATGACGATTTTGAATTTATCTTGAGGGTATAATATGCCATATCATGATACTCGTAAACCACGACCTCGACCACGACAACCACTAAGACCAAATCAGACAGAACCACAGGGAGAACCAACTGAACCACAACATGATTTAAATGGTAATGGTAATGTTGGTGAAAACCCAATAATATCTGCAAGTTTATATGCAGAAGAACAAGATGGTTGGACTTATATAATTTCAGGAGAACCATATATAGGTGATTACCATCAACATCAAGATGGTACTTATATGATTGGTGTTGGTGAAGTAGGTATTAGTCATGAAATAAATCCCGATGAAGAAATAGAACAATCTTTAACTATACCTGGTTTTGGTGATGTTGATATGCCGCCAGAAGATGCTTCCATAGAGTCATCGATACCAGATGAAGTAACTATATTAAGTGTAAGAGAAATAGTTACAGATATTTTTTATAAAAAGTTTTTTGAAAGTAATACTTTAACTGAAGAACAAATTCTATCTGTTCAAACAACCATTCGTGATGGATATCCACAGACTGGTAGAGCAGAAGATGAACAATTGGTTTTTTATAAAAAAGATAGAAATACTTTAGAAAGTCAAGATGACCTACAAGGACAATCTTTCGATGATATAGTTCAGTATATTTATGACAATGATTTATTATCTGTAAATAATTTAGATGACTCTGTAGAAGTCATTTCTAATAATTTTTCTTTAGAAGAATATGATTATGTTGGTGATATACCAGAAGAAGTATTGTCAATGGAAGATGTGGTTGAACCAAAATTAAGAAATTATGATATAAAATATTCACCACAAAATGATTTGTCTTTTACCATAACGATTGCAACAGAAGTTGTTGGGTATACTGATGATGGATTTCAACCACTACCAAATCCATATTTTACTGATGCATTAAATTTAAGTCAAATAGTAAAACCAAAAATTGGTACTAAGATA